TTCCTGTCGGAATCTCGATGACATCGGCGTCAGCGTCGTTCTTGATCGTGACATCGTTGGTTGATCCCTGCCCCGTAAGAATAAGACCTTCGGCAGCGGTGTAACCAATCGCGGCATTATCGCCAGCCGCCGTGTCGCCAGCAGGTTCAACGGTTCCTGTAGCGGTGACGTTACCTGTCGCGGCCACACCTGCGCTGGCTGTGATAAGTCCTGTTACACCAAGCGTACCCGCCGCAGTGACGTTTACGGTTCCTGTCGGGATTTCAATAACGTCAGCATCGGCATCGTTTTTGATGGTTACATCGTTTGTGCTGCCCTGCCCGGTAAGGATCAAGCCTTCAGCAGCAGTGTAACCAATTGCAGCGTTATCCCCCGCTGCCGTGTCTCCGTCCGGCTCAAACGTAGCTGCTGTGGCAACACCGACAATATCCACATTGGTCGTCCCCGTTGGAACAGCAATGACCGTGGCATCGGCATCATTAACCAATGTAATGTCGTTAGTGGAACCTTGTCCGGTAACAATTATGCCCAACGCGGCAGTATAACCTATTGCTGCTTTATCGCTGGCTGCGGTGTCTCCTAAAGCGTTCAGCGTTCCACTAGACGTAATATCTCCGGACGCAGTAAGCGTAGCCAGTTGGAGGTTCGATAAAGCATCTATGACAGCCGCTCCGGAACCCGCGCCGTCCATGTAAACAACAGCAGAACTTCCGTTGGTAACCGTAATGTTTGCGCCGGAACCCTGCGTCAGAATTACAGAATAGGGTCCACTAGATCCAGAATCTGTGGTGGCGTTTATGATTATGAAAAAGGCGGACGTTGTATTTGGGGCCACCGTAACCGTGTTGTTCGCCCCAAGGGCTCCCGTAAACTTAATTACTCGATACATACCATCTTGAAGATTCTCAGTACCAGAGCCTGGAGAAGCTTCTCGAACGGTAAGAGTGTGCGTAGTTCCAGAAAGACCAACCGCTTTATACGAGGCAATACGATCTAAGATATCTATGTTGTGATTAGTGGTATCTCCCCAAGCTCCGGACTGCTCTCCAGAACCTATCTTCTCAATACCAAAACTCGTAGTGTATGATGATGCCATAATTTTATTCCTATGCCGCTATCTTAGTCCAGTTCGGCGCTTGTGTGTAAGTTATCGGGTTCCATCCCGCAGTCTGGCCGGGATCTATCTCTTCCCAAATGTTAACCCGCCCTACAGCAGTTGCGGCTTCTACCCCCGTAATCGGAACCGTTATGTCTACTTGTACGCTGCCAACCGCAGTGGCCGCAGAGACACCCGTAGGGGAGACATTGGCTATACCTGTTGCGACCGCAGTTCCAATAACAGCAGCCGCTTGGACCCCCGTGACCGGAACCGTTATGTCTACTTGTACGCTGCCAACCGCAGTGGCCGCAGAAACACCTGTAACCGGAACCGTTATGTCTACTTGTACACTACCAACCGCAGTGGCCGCAGAAACACCCGTAACCTCAACAGTAAATGGAGTGTTCCAAGTGCCTGAGTTCCAGGTACTTCGTCCCCAGCCACCAAGGTTAGGGTTGTCAGCCATCAGGCAATCCGAATTAATGCGTTGTTAGCGTCGTTTGCAGGCATCGTAATGGTAAAGTCACCAGCGCTCGACGACTTGTCCGCGCCAAAATTAATCACGCAGACCGAAGGTTTAGCTGCGTGAGTGGTATCTCCGGCGGTTCCCGCATTAGCCAACGTGGCGTTATAAATCAAAGCACCTCGAGCACTACTGATAGTAGCCGTTGAAAAAGTCACATCAGCCATGTCAATAAATGCTGTGGGGACGGCACTGCTGTTATCACCAAGGCCAATGGTAGCGCTCGCTATAGACGCGCCTCCAGCCGTGTAGTTAGTTCCGCTGACTTCATTGCTCGTCGTATACCCTGTGGTGTCCGCGTCGATAGACGAACTGTTTGTAAACATAGCCAGCTTAAAGGTGTCCGCAGCAATAGAGCTTCCGTCACCGCGAGAGTGCGTAGTCCAAAAATGGATTCCCGCATTGATTTCTTTCTTGTACGTCCCGCAAATACCAGATGTTCCTACAGCCATTACAGCCTCCTTATTATCTCCGCCATGTCCTCATGGCCCTGTTGCTTCATCAAAGCCCAAATCGTCGTTCTTTCGCTTTGACACATTTTAGTCATATAAAAGACTAGCACTTCTTTCAAACTTTGTCTGTGAGCATACGCTTGTTCGCGTATGACGGGAGGAGCACTGTCCGAAACTTGCATGATCTTGTTCAAAGCCATTTCAGCTATGTCTTCCGGGGAATGACCCCCGTTATCGCTTGTAAACACCAGCGCATTACCAATCTCACTTGCGCTAACCGGACCATGCATTACGCTACATCCCTCCGTAAACGATCATGCCTATATTGGTCCCTGGTCTGAAGACCCTCTCCTAGATTCTTCATCCACTGCAAGGACTCTTGAAAACGCTGGTTGTAGAGGCTCAAAATATCAGCCTCGCCCTTCATAAAGGTATAGGCTTCAACTAAGGAGCCGTACAAAAGAGCAAGCTCTGCATTATCGCCCAACCAAGTGGTTCCACTAGCAACCGTGGTTATGGAATCGGGCCTATAAAAATAGTGTAACTCCATTGTAAAATTATCGTTGGGGGTGGGAGCCAACAAAAAGGTGGCTTCATCCCAATCTGCATAATATTGGGGAACTCCGGTTGTTGTGGGGTTCGGAGTGTAGTCTTGAAGCATGGTAGCCTGCTTGTATAACAAGAACTCCTTGCTGGAAGAGTTTATAACACTCAACGAGTTTTGAGATAGGAAGTCGGAAGGTTTTTGAAGATAAGCATTTCCGTTCGACGCAGTTCCTTGCGAGGATTTACGAAACACGTCTAATTGGCATTCTTTTAAAATGCGTTCTTCCGCGTTTAAAATAAACCTGGGAAGCTGGCTGACAAACGTTGTTTCCGTGCTCTGGACGTAGTCCTGAATTGCCGTCTTCAGGGTTGTGTATGTATAAGCCATTTATAGCCCCTTAACTAGGTGATAAACCCGTTACCTAAATCAACAACAGGCAATGCAGGTAGTGTTACAGGACCCGCCGAAGCAATTCCACCACCCCCTTCAACACCACCGACCGTCGCCGTGCCGCTAGACGCGGTAAATGTGTAGAAATCATCCTTGGTAACGTCTACGCCTTCAACAATATGTGTCAAAACGGTTATAGCGTATCCGCTTGAAGACTCTATAACGGCTTCCGTAAAACCATCAAAACCCTCTACCGTCCTGAAACGAACCAGATCACCTGTAGATCTACCGTGACCAGGCTCGTTAACGGTTATAACAGCCGAACCGCTTGCGGAAGATTGAAAAGGATTTAATGTGAGTATCGCGGCTACGGAAGGCTCCGGAGAATTAGGACGACTAATTCGTAACGCCTGCGGGTCGGACCTGACCCGGCGAGGCTCAATCTGCGGCTGCTTTGATTCGTATTCATCCGGACCCACCAAGCTGCCCGTCCACTCCTTCAACATCACCCGCAAGGGATATGTTCTTCCAGAACGATCCGAAATCCCTTTTGCATATTTTCCAGCAGCGTATCGAGACATCTCAAAGACTCATTGATGAAAAACTCGGAACCAAACGAAGACCCACTCTTTCGCTATCTTCTGACGCGGCTCTTTGAAACTCTTCCTCGTAAAGAGCCTTTAAAAACTGAACCCTGTCCGGAGACCGCTTGATAGCCATGTAATACGACAATCCCGCTGTCAAACAGGGCAGGAAACGAAAAGGAATGTCCGGAGTGTTCACACCGACATCAGCATCTTGTAGTCGTTTTACACGGTAATAAATCAGTTGATCCGTAGAGTTTTCCGGAGATGGCCACAACGTCATTGTGGGTGTTATCTGACGGTCTATATAGAACTGAGAAGGGCGACCCTGGGTGGATTTATCTGGTGTATCAAGATAATCGCCCCTACTTATTCGACTAATACCAATATCTGACCCGCTTCGGCGTACAACGGCTTCTAAGATATCAACAGTAGCGTTGACATCTGCGAGGCTTGGATCAGCAGCAATAGTGGTCGAGACACCGGACTCATCGCTTGCGGTGCTTGTTATAGCCTCGCCTGCTGTAAACGAACCGGAAGGTATCGTGATCGTTATAGTAGTCGAACTAGGCTTGGAAATAACCGAAGCCGTTGTACCACTGCTCCCTCCAGTGATGGTTCTACCAACAACAAGATCGGTGGAAGCGCCTACGGTAGCTGTTATGGTTCCTATAGGGTACGTGGCTATTGAAGAACTTGTGGAGTACCTAGCGAGAGACTGCGTAATCTCTTCCACAGTCCATAAATTCAGACCCCTGTTGGCCCATTCTGCAAACAAAAGATTTAAGGAACGACGCGCCGTCCTTGCGTCATAGCCTGTTCTGAACTCTAGACCACAACGTTCAAAGGCCTCTTCGGTTATCTCGGCCATGTCTAGGTTAAAATCAACCGAACCAGAAGTTGCCATAACTAATTCCTATCCAAAAAGAGCCAACCGTACACCAACAGCAAGTTGACCTAATATTAGAATCCCTACACCCCACAAAATCTTGGTGATAAAATCAAGAGACTTTTGAACATGGTGGAGGTCATTTGTTCTTATGGTGAGAATTCTTTCCGAGAGCAGCTGTAAGTCACCTTTAATCTTAACCAGTTCAAGTTCATTTTTTCGGTCAAGACTATCAGACATTTGACTTAGTACTGTTTTAAGCAGTGAAGAACGACAGAATATGTGTCCCCACTACCATGTCCCACAGTTGTAAGCTGAATGTCTCCTGTGTTGCCGCCAGAAGCCGCAACATTAGGAAGACCACTCATGTCGGAATAATCCAGGGTGTCTGAGTAATCAGCAGGAAGCTCTGCCGCAATAACATCAGTGGAAGCGTCCCAAAGAAGTTTCACACCCATTCCGACATTGGTGAACGTGATCTTCTCAATGCGAACGCCCGTACAAGCCGTTCCGTCCTGCAAGGATGAAAGTGCGGATACGTCTACTTTGACAACAGCAGCTTCGCCGGATCCGTCGCTTGTATTCGTGCAGTAGATAATAGCTCTTTTAGGGCCGTCTTCTACGGTAGTTTTCGTTACAGCATCCGCCATGTCGAACTCCTCCTAAAGGGGTGGAAGCGACTAAACCCCCACCCAAAAGATTACGATGTAGCGAATACGGAAAGGTTTGCAGCCGCGCCTGTACCAGAAGAAGTACAGCGAGCTTCGGCCCGCCAGACGGTTCCGTTAAAGGTAAATACCACATAGCTTCCGATACCAGGACCAGAGTTAGTAAGACCAATAAGGTTAAGGAAATCATCGGCAGTACCATCCGCTACATCAACTGTGTTGATAAGTCCGACAGCAGAGCCTGTCGCGCCTGTCATCTTGTACACAGCGGATTTTGCCAGGAAAAACTCACCGGCAGTGCCGAACTTGTGGGTTGCACCATTAGCAACGATAACTTGGTATTCAACGATAATAACATCTCCGGAAGTCGCGCTTGCCTGAGCGGGTAGCGTGGCTGTAATTGCAGCGCCATTAGCAGGGGAAAGATAATGAGTGTTTTTGACCATCGCAGCAGC